GACGGCTCAGTCGTGTGCTTGAACTCTTGGATGCCGAACAGACCCACCCAGACGGGGGTATCGGTCGGGCCCGAGTTGATGTCGCAGTACCACTTGCGATTTCCAGTGGTAGCCCCGAGCGGGGCCTTCGTTGTCGCAGTCACGGGCGACGCCCTTTCAGTAGCGGTTGGCCAACGGTCTGAAGACCGTCAGATAGTAGGTGGCCGAGCGCGCGAGACGCAGAGCCTCATCTTGTCCGAGAGACGCACCCGACGCCCACTGCGACATGATCAACTTAACGGCTCCCAGCGTACCAGCGTCACGCTTCGTCCAGATATTGTCGAGCGTGTCGCCGATCTCGTCGAGCCGAGCCTCAGTCTGCGCCCTGAATCTGAGCGCGAGCATCACGATCGTCTCTGCGCTCTCGACGAGCACGGTCGCGCTCATCGCGACGACCTCGTCGGGCGCCTCTGGCATGACGACGCCCACGATCGGGACAGAGCCAGCGACGGTCGTGTCGTCACGCGGGTCGGTGAACTTCAGCAGCCCGCTGCTCTCTTGCGCGCTCGTGCGCGCGACGTCATATCGCAGTTCGGTTAGCCAATTCGTCATAGCCCCATCGCTCCCTTGATCGACTGCGCCACGATCGCGAGCGCAGTGTCACGCTCAGATGCGAGCGCGTTCTCTAGAAACTTTGCGTTGCGTCCCTCGTCGTGGTGCAGGCTCATGTCCTCGTGCTGCCTGACGGCATAATCCGTATCGTACGAGATCCCGACGATGTTGCCATTCTGACTCACGCCACCCGAGCGCTGCAGCGTGCCCTCTTCGTGCGGCACGTGCTGATTCGAGACGCCCAGAATGTGCTCGCCCGCGACGTACAGCCCATCGCGCGCGCCTTCGAGCCCCGCCTCAGTCAGCCGGTCGGCGTTGTCGATCATGTTCGTGATCTGCGGCAGCACGAGTTCGCTCTTCATTCGCACGCCACCACGAGGTGATCGACGACGCCATACGGCGCGAAGTCGCGCTGCTCGATCACGTGCGCCTGCTTGCCGTCCGCGAACGTCACCCGCGAGCCGAGCGTGAACGCTGCGCGCGCCGGGTGATTGACGTCGACGTACAGCGTGCACGTCGACAGCGTCTCGACGCCCTGTGCGTTTCGCATCATGCGCGAGCGCAGATCGATCATCAGCGCGTCGACAGCGACAGGTGTCGCGAATGTGCGCCCCTCGATTCCTACGTCGCCAGAGAGCGTCTCGACGACAGTGCCGTCGACGAGCCAGTCGCCGAAGACCTCGACGAAGTCGCTCATAGCGCCGTCTGCACCTTCGTCGTGAGCATCTGCCCGTTACGCAGCACGCGCAGCGCGTCAGACGTGAGCACGTCGCCGCTCGCGAGATCACTGCGCGCTTGCGCGTCAGCAGCATACGACGCATAGGTGACAGAGACGCCACCGCCCGACTTCGCGGCGACTTCGCGCTTGACAGCGGCACGCCCAGCGAGCGGGTTCACGTTGTTCGCAACCCACGCTGCAGCCTGCACGCACGTCGCCTCGTTGAGCGTCGCACGCTGAGCAGCGTCGACCGGCAGGCCCGCGCCGTCGACTGCGTAGAACTTCGCACGCACGGCGTCCGTGACGAGCCTCGACGCGCTGCGCAGCAGCACGCTCGCGTTCGCGGGGGCCGTCTCGCCCGTGTACGTCGCGAGTTCCTCGGGTGTTGCGTAGATCGGTGTCGCCATGATGAGCCTCTCTAGTGTCGTGATCGAGCAGAGCGCAGGTGGACTTCCCAGGACGCAGGAGATAGGCAGCCGCGCCTAGCGTTTCCCGCCACGGAGCGTCCCCGTTCCGACCTTCGCCGAGCATGGAGCGCTGCGGCGTTTTCGACGTTGACGCGCTGCTCGATCACGACGATCTAGTTCGAGTCAGCCGACTCGTCGACGACGTCTGCGTCGAGAACGACAGCGTCGTCCGGCACGGGCTCGTCTGCGGCAGCGAGCACGAGCACGCCGCTCTCGTCGACAGGCGCAGGCTCGTCGTCGAGAGTCTCGACGACGACAGACCGATCTGCGACAGGCTCAGCAGCGGCCTCTGCTGCAGTGAGCGATGCGACGTGCTCGTCGACGACTGCGATCAGTTCGTCCTTCGTGCCGTCAGCAGACAGCCCGAGAGAGACGACGAACGCCTCCCAGATGGACTTCGAGGCCCGCTTGCTGGGAGCGGCAGCCGTGACAGCCGCCGCTCCCTGCAGTGCGGGCTTGTAGTGACGCCGAAGCGTACCGATGCCCATGTCGTGACTACTTCGTCGTCAGAACCACGACGCCACGGTCGTTCACGCGCTTCGCGGCGTAGTGAACGTTCGTGGTGATCAGGTTCGTGCGAGTCAGAATGTCGCGGTCGGTCTCGACGATCGCCTGACGCTTGTACTTCAGCGACAGAGCGCCCTTCGCGATGATGAGCGACTTGTACGTGTCGGGGGTTCCCGTCACGACGGTCGTGCGGTCAGAGACGAGCACGGGCACGAGACCGATCTTGCCGATCTCACCACGAAGGGTCACAGCGTCGGCGCCGAACTTCGAGACGTCGGTGAACTGCGAGTCCTTCATGATGTCGCCGCGCTGCTTCGAGTGGATGATGATCGCGGCCATTTCGTTCGGGTCGTAGTCATCGCCCATCACGGTGATCGCGTCGACGAACGCAGCCCACGAGAGCACGTTCGCGCCGCCTGCGAACAGGAGCGGAGCGGTCGTCTTGAACGGGTCGTCTGCACCGCTCGACGTGTGCGTCGCAACAGCAGCGACTCGAAGGTCGGTGTCGATGCGGCGCGAGATCGAGAGGGCCAACTGAACACGAGCCTGGTCGTTCGGGTTGCCGAGCGCGTTCATGATCGCGTTATCGGTCAACTCGATCGCCTTGCCGCGCTCGACGATCGTCGCGCGGTCGGACGACATGCTCATCGCGACAGGCGTCATCGCGACGCCCTCGGTCAGAACATCAGCGTCGCCGATGTACGCCCAGAACGGCATGTCGACGGAGTCGCCGGGCGTGCCGACGAGCGTGTTGTTGGGCGTGGAGAGCGGCAGCATGACCGACTTTCCAAGCACCGTTTCCATGATCGCGTCGCCCCACACCTCGGGAACGATGAGATCGCCAGCGGTTGTCTGCGTCATAGTCGCAGTGTCCCTTCTACTTCAGAGCGACGAGACGGTCGTACTCGGCGCGGTTCGATTGGAACAGAGCAGTGCGCGCCGTGATCGGCATCGCCTTGAACTCTGCCAGCGTGTACGTGCTCGCGCCTCCGGCCCCGCCGAACTGCGTGTCTGTCGTGCTCTGGGCAACCCCTGGCGCCTTCAGAGACGGGTCCTTCGCGATCTCTTCCGAGATCATGACGCCCAGCGTAGCACCGAGCGTGGCGTCTGCGACGTCAAGCGCGGCGAAGTCGGGACGCTTGCCCAGAATGAACCGCAAGTAGTCGGCCCGCTTGGGGTCGACACCCGTGGCCCACGCCTGCTCAGTGAGCGCGGCGTCGATCTTCGCAGCAGAGCCCTCGCCCTTCGCGGCGTCGAGCATGCTCATGAGTTGCTCGGGCGTCTTGACGTCGCCGTCCTTGGCGTCAGGGTCGAGCGTCTTCATGATCTTCGCGAGAACCTCTGCGCGAGCGTCGTCGGCTGCCTTCGTCTTCGCAGCGATGCGCTCGTCGCCGCGCTCGCGACGCAGACGCTCGATCTCGGCGCGCGCCTTCGCGGGGTCCGCCCACGGCTCGGCGTCATCTGCAGCATCGGCTGCGGGTGTGGCTGCAGCCGATGCTGCTCGTGCGGCGATGTCTGCAGGGGACGGCGCAGCGGTTGCTGCTGCGCTCGCGGCTGCGACTGCTGCTGCGTCACCGCCACCACCGTCGCCGCCCTCGTTGGTCATCGCGAGCAGACCCATCTTGCGAAGCGCTTGGAGTCTCTTCATGGCGTCAGTCTCTCCTTCATTGGTTGTCGGTCTGACACGTACAGTCTGCCGCACGACACGCCGTGAGTCCACTCGCCCCGCGTGTCGTTGTCACGCAGAGAATCGTCCAGTGATCGACTCGCGCCCCGACTGTCGCTTCAGATCTGGGTTCGCAGCCAGATGATCGCGCATGCGCTGCTGGCTGTCACGCACCGACGCCTCGGCTGCAGCCTTCGTCGACGGGTCGATCGCAGCCGCTGCTGTCAACTTGTCGGCTCTGATCGCGTTCTCGATCGCGCGCTGCTGCTGCTGCGCCTGGTACGCCTCTTGATCCCACGGTGGCCGCTCGATCGCGCTCTTGTCTGTCGCGCCGGGAATGTACGCACTGAGCGAGCAGCGGCAGTTCGGGTGATCGAAGCCTGCGAGTTCGGCGTCTGCGACGGTGCCGTCGACCATGACGGCGATCGTCTCACCCGTCACGACGTCAGTCGTCGAGATCTCGCCGGTTGGCCCATCGAGAGAGAGGATCATGCGAGCCCACTCGTCGCACGTCTCGCACGCGCGCGGCCCAGGCTGCACGATCACGAGATCGAGCCCGTTCGCGCGCATCGCGTCAGCGTGCCCGAGATTCTGCGCCTTCGCGAGACCCGTGCGCGTGGCCATGTCGACGTAGTTGCCCAGCGTCCAGTTCCTGCCGCCAGCGTCGGCGAATGAGCCGATGCCCTTCTCGGCGAACGTGCTCATCGCTTCGATCGCCGCGTCGGTGCGCGAGATTCCGCGTGCTGCTGCAGCCTGCACGACTTCGCCGATGACTGAGCGATAGACGTCGTCGACGCGTCGCAGCACCTGCCCAGATGCGGCGTTCACGAGCCCAGAGAGTTCGCCAGTTACGCGCTTGACTGCTGCGCGCTTCGTGAGTGCCGTCGCCTCGTGCAGCGGCAGCACACCGCCGACGTCCTTGACGAGCGCTGCCGCGCCCGATTCGTACATCGCAGCGACTCGTGCGTCAGATGCTGCTGCGTACGCTGAGCCAGCGGCCTGCAGCGTCTGAGTCGCATAGATGCGCAGTGTCTGCGCGCGCTGCAGTGCTGCGATCTCCCACTGTGGCGCTTCGAGCCCTTGCGAGAGTTCGGCTGCGATGCGCTCGACGATGCGACGCTCGGCCTCCCGGTACGCGTTAGCCAACTGAACCGCGTCGGGCTCGACGCCGATCAGCGCCATGACTACGCGCTGGGGGCGACGTCGACCAGATCGCCCTCGACAGGCGCGAGAGCCTGCGACATCAGATCGCCAGGCAGCCCAGGGTCACCGGGCACCATGTCAGGCGATGCGAGACTGTTCTCACCCTTGATCGCCGCGACCTCTTCGAGCACGGCAGGATCTTCCCAGTCGGGGTGCAGCATGCGCACGAGCACCTCGATCGACGCAGCCTTCGCGCGCGCGATGATCTCGACCGTCTCAGCGAGGATCTTGGGCGACGTCTGCGTGGGCGGTGGCACTTCCATGCGCACGGGCAGCGGCAGCACGCCAGACGCGAACACGTCACGGTCGACGTACAGCAGCGTTTCGAGCAGCGCGTGCAGCGCCTGCCAGTAGCGCAGTTTCTTCTTGCGTGTGCTCAGCGACTTCTTGTTCCGACCGCTGTACTCGGTCGCTGTCATGTCGCCACCGGTCGAGCCACTCTCCGTGTCGGGCGTGTACCCGCACGACTCGACGACCTTCTTGATCAGATAATCGAGAGTGCGCAAGTGCTCGTCGACGCGAATCGCGAACTGCACCTGCGTGATGGGCGGGTCGCCGTTCTCGCCAGGCGACATCTTCAGCGGCGTGAACATGTGCTGATCCTTGTCGAACTCGACACCTCTGCCGACGCCCTTCGAATCGAGCATGTACTCTGCGACGACGAGACGCGAGCGCCCGTCCTCGATGTCACGCATGAGCGACGTCATCGTCTTGTCGATCATGTCGAACAGCGTGAGCGCGCCCGGCGAGTAGTCAGATCGGCCCGCGTTGTTCTGCCTGTCGATCGGATCTGGCAGCATGTTCGGCACGCTCGTCGCGCTCATGCGCCCAGGGATCATCAGCAGCGCGCCCTCGTCGTTGACTAGCCCCGCGAGCGCAGCGGTCTCGGGTCGCTCAGCGAGCGGCATGCGCCGCCCCAGGTTGCCCCTGATGCCCTTGTAGAGACCGTGCAGCACACGCCCCGGCTCGTGTCGCTCAAGGTGAACCCAGCGGGTGTCGTTGTTGCCGCCGAGCACGCGCCAGAACGTGACCGCGACCAGTTGACCGAACACGTACTCGGGCACGAGCGCGTCCCCGTCGATGCGCGTGATCGCGGGCATCGACATCGTCGCCTTGTCGTACGAGATCCGCAGACCCACACAGCCAAGCGGCGACGCCGTCTCAGCAGCGGCGAGCAGCAGTGCGTCCATGCCGCACTCTTCGAGAATCTCGTCGAGTCTGCGCTGCGTGGCGTCGACGACTCGCCGGTGCTCGACGGGCACGTTGCCGTCGACATCGAACAGCACGGGCTGCACGACGAAGCGGGGCGCCTCAGCGAACAGCAGATCGGCGCTCATCTGCGCGATGTCCTGTGCGACGGGCAGGTGCACCTTGTCGTCGAGTTGTGCGGGGTCGACTTGCCCCCAGAGCCAGTCGTACACGCGCGACAGCATGTTCTTCTGCGAGCGCCCGTTCACGGGGACGTCGCCACCGTAGAGCCGCGTCAACTCCTGCGGGTCGCCGCCGTACCACGCAGAGAGAGACTCCATGCGCGAGTAGCGCTTCGTCTCACTTGCAGGGGGCCATGCCGAATCGTTGACAGGGAGCACGTCTCGCCTCTTTCATCATCTGCGTGTCGACTGCGCCCGGCAGCATCTGCCCCCATCGTAGCGCCACGGGCTCGATCAGTCGCTCTCATCAGTCGAGTCGTCGTTTGCTGCTGCGATCGGGATGAGCGTCTTCCAGAATCGGCGCATCGTGAACACTGCGTAGCGCAGTGCGTCGGCCTCGTCGTCGTTCTGCTTGATGGGCTTCGTCTCGCCGCGCTTCGCTGCCGCAGAGTCCCACACGTAGCCGGGCAGAGCGTCGATGAGTTGCGTGCACGAGTCGCTGATGAATAGCCGACCGGCAGCGAGCAGCGACGAGACGACCTGAATGCCTGGCAGCACCGCGTTGTGCGCACGCAGCACGCCCGAGAACCCGTCGCTGAAGACCTGCTGCCTGAAGACTGCAGCCGCAGGGTCGATCGCGATCCAGTCGGGCTCGCGCCACGATGCGACAGACTGCCCCGCGAGCCACGCCTTGAACATCTGCGCATGCTCACCCACGGTCGCGGCGCCGGGTGCGAACTCGCTGAGCACGTACAGCGCGGGCAGCCCAGCGGGTGTGCGACCAATGCCGAGCAGATAGCCGCGCGTGTGATGCGTTGTGCCGTAGTCGACGCCCGCGCAGAGCACGCGCTCGATGTTGGGCAGATCTGCGTGCTTGATGACGTGGCGCTCTTTGTCGAGCATGTCGTAGATCGCGCCCTCGGCTGCGACCCAGCGCCCGAGAATGAACCGCTGGAACCAGACGCCCGTGTACTCGCGCATCAGACTCGTGATGTACGCGAGCGACAGGCTCGGGTTGTCCTTCATGGTGAAGCGCCACACGCCCCAGTCGGGCAACTGGTCAAGGCGCAGCAGATACTCGGTGCGCAGCCAGTGACGCGGCGCGTCAGGGTTCGTCGTCGCGAAGATCATCGCCCCGATGACAGATGCGCGTGCGAGCAGTTGACGCCAGAACTCCGCAGGCAGCGTCGTCAACTCGTCGACGAACCCACCCGCGAGTGTCATGCCTCGGATCTTCAACTCTGCCTTCGCGTCGTTCGCGCCGACGACGTGCACGATGCGCCCGAAGATGATCGCGGTGGGGGCGCCCTGCCGGTAGTGCACGAACGGCTTGAACGCAGCCAGTGTCGGGTCGTTCTCGATCGGCTCGAAGATGTTGCGGAAGACGGTGTCGCGTGACTTGCCCACCATGATGAGCGCGCCTCGCTTGGGCGCATCTGCAGCGATGAACAGCAGCCACCTGATGAGCGCGATATACGTCTTGCCCGAGCGCACTGAGCCCTCGATGAGATTCACGCGCTGGTTCGCTCGTGCGAGGAACCGGCGCTGCTTGCGTCCCAGTGGCGCGATGTCGTCGACGAAGATCTCAGTCGTCATCGACGGGCGCCCCGTAGTCACGTGCTGCGATCGAGTACAGGCCGACGGTCGTGAAGACGGACTGCTCGATGGGTGAGATGTACTCGCTGCGCTCGTGATCGT